AGTGCCACCGACCACTACGGGGTCAGCGGCGATGGTAGCGGCAGCGGCGCCCTCTTCGCACCGCTGAAAGTACAGCACTGTGCCACCAACGTGGAAATAGGTATCCACACTGTCATATGACACTGTGCCGGGGATGCGAGCCCCGTACACTGACACGAACTCATCGAGCGATGAGAGGCGTGTCGGTTTGTCTGTCGGGCCCTGTGCCGCTTCACCTACCATGAAGCATGGCCCTGTGTCAGTCGGCACCCCGTGAGCCGGTGCCATCGCCGCGGAGGAAACCTCCACACCCGGTCTACTCATTGATTCCCTCCGGTTGGTTGAGAACAGTAATGTCCACTTCACGTACCTCGGTCCATGGCTCCCATGGCACTGTCGGGTCACTCGGTGGCTGTGCGTCGGGTGGAGGCCCACCGTCACGCCACATGAAGTTTTCCACCTCTACGGTGATGACACCGACACTGGCCGAGTAAGTGCGAGTGTCAGGAAAGGTCAACTCGTCATATGCCTCACCGGCAAAGTCCACCACCCCGATGTGTGTGTCATCGAGCACGAGTGGACGTTGGAGCACCACGAGAGAGATGACACGTTCGTATAGCTGTGCAATCCACCGTGACTTGTAACCCCACGCCGCATTGACAATGATGCCCACGTCCACGTTCCACACTCCGGTCAGTGCCCCCGGCGAGCCCGAGGCCCGCGGCCGGACAGTGACACCACCGGCCATCACCACTACACAGGGCAATTGGTCACTGACATATTTCTCTAAGTCCCGGCCAGTGATTGCCCACCCTCGCGGCCATGGAGTGTCACCCGCCTCCACCCCGAGCTTGCGCTCACACTCACACAGGTAACCGGGCATCCACTCTTTCAGTAAGTCAATGAGTGACTGTTCGATGTGGGCGCCGGTGATGACAGGCCCAATCTCCGCTTGCTGTGGCAGGGTGACACTCATATGCCCATACTCCGGCCAGTGGCATTCTCAAACTCCGACAGTATGAGTCGCATACTGGCGTCACTGATACCGGAGAATGGCCGAGCGTCCATAGTGCCAGTGCCGAATTGGTGGAAGAACCCATAGAACGCTTTGCGCCGAGAGGTGATACGCAGAGTGGCACCCCGGATTGTGCCCTCTTCCATGGACGAACGTAACTGTCCAGTCTCCCCCACGAGCAACCCGCCACCCTCTGTCTTACGCTGAGGCTGCACGAGTGCACCCCAAGTGACACCGAGCGCACCACCCTCGGTGGCCCACACCTGTTGCTCTTGTTCATTGAGTATCCGTTTGCACGCTTCCAGTACCGGCTTGGGATCGTCAATCTTCTGTGCCATGCGCCCGAACTTGGCCGACAGTTCATTGGCATTGGTGATGAAGGTGACACCCTGACTACTGATACTCATGGTGTCACCTCGGGGTAGGGCTCGGCGTGTGGCAATTCGGGGTCAGGGATCGGCGGGCCCCACACTCCGGTGTAGTGGTCATACACCACACCTGACACCACAGTCATCGTGCCGTGACCGTATGCCGCCTCGGGTGACAGTGCATCGGCATTGGGCAGGTTGCCAAGTACACACTGTGCCACACCGTTGACCGCTTCGGTGTAAGCGTCACGCAGGAATTGATAGACACTCCGGTCACTGCGTGACTGTTCAGGGAAGTAGGAACGCTCGATGTCGGCCGCGACACCGAGCGCCACCGCGGCGCGGGCGCCATCGGCGCACTCTTCACCGACACCACCGACCACGGTGTGTAACAGTTTCACCGCTTGGGCAATGGCCTCTTCAACCTGCACATCGGTCGGCCGAGTGTCAGGGGTGAAGGTACCAAGCTCGTTACCGTTCTTATCCTTTGTCCGAGCCCGGATGTGCACTGCCACTTCATCGACTGTGCAAGCTAGGTCGGTCATCATCTCCCCACGTTCACTGTGTCACTGATGCCGAGCGGGTCAAGCTCTGTGGCAGGGTCCACTTCAATCTCACGCTCGGCCAAGTATTCGATGAGTGGATTCCACCGTGCCATGAATGCACGGTAAGCCACCGGTGACCCGGCGAGTGACTTCCAGAGGTTAGTCTGATAGTGCACTCGCCGTGTCTCTTGCTGCCTGTACAACGCGGCGCGTGCCTCTTCGGCAGCAATCTCATCCGGTGTCATGGTCACGGTGGTGGCGGTGCCTCATAGGTATATCCACCCGTTAGGGTGACTGTGCCACCCGGCGTGGTCACCACGATGTCCGCGACACCGGTGCCGGGTGGGGTGTAACCCCCAACCCACGTGCCGTCTTGCCCGGACCCAGCAAGAGCGACACCGGCGCCACCGATTGTCACCACTGGCGAGAACAGCAACGTGCCCGTCAGGGTGACATAGATGTTGCCCGCCTCGGGCCCGGTGGCAGGGTCCACGTCCGTGACCGTAGGTGTCAAGTCCGGGTCAGCCTGAATCCCCGGCACATACAGCGTGTCAGGGTACGGGTCTGTGCGTTCACCAAAGAACCCGTGTGTCACTGCCTCTTCCCACGAGTCAGTGTCAGGAGGGACGGGGATGACCGGGCTCACGAATCACCCTTGTGCTTGGGCTCGTCCTTCACCACCTGTGGCGGTTTCTGTGGCGGTGTGCTCGGCGCCGACTGTGCCTCACCGGTGACACCCGCCACGGTGTAGTCGGCGTCATCGAAAGAGGCACCGAGGAATCCCGCCTCGTTCGCCTCTTCCATTGTGGTGGTGACTTCCACCGCCTCGGAAGTGTCAAACGAGCCGGGGGCCGGGTCACTGCTTTTGCTCTTTGCCATACCTGTCTCCTAACTAATTCTACGGTGTCCGTAGAATTACTGTGTCAGTGGCCTAAGCGCCGGTCATCACGGCGAAGGGATAGGCACCCGCCACCGCCTCGGGTGTCGGTGTCGCCTTGACCTGCCACGCGAACCGTGCCACCACTCGCATTGCCACCATGTCCTGTTGTGCGAGGTTGTATTGGATGACACCTGCATTGTCCTGAATCACTGCCTGATCCAGCAACTTCCATGTCAGGTCTTGCCTCACTGCCACGATGCCCTCGGTGAAGTCACCGGCAATCATGTCAGCGGCACCGGCACCGGCAGGCCACAGGCCACGCAACGGGTAGTTGATTGGCACACCGTAGGCCGAGGCGGGCTCGATTTGTGCTGTGGACGGTTCACCGAGTTGTTCACCCGTGGTGCCACGTGCACTCCGCAACATGCCCTTGTACTTGCGGTGTGCCACGAGCCCGTTCACATCGTAGCCATCCTCTTCGACAGTGGCGAACAGGTCACTCACGTCACCGTACACACCACCCTCTTCGGGGGGTGCAGTGCCACCGGCCACCACGTTGCCACTGGCAGTGGCATCGGTCACGATGTCATTCGGCCACGTGGTCGGCTTGTTGACACCGAAGAAGATCGCGGCGTCGAGTGTCCGTCCGATGGCCTCGGCAATGAAGGGCCGAGTCTCACCCCAAATGTCAAAGGCAGTGTCATCCAACACTGCCTCGGGCACCGGGACAATCACGGCAACCTCTTCGGCGTTGAGGTACTTGTTCGTCCACCCGGCCTCACTTGTGCCCTTGAGGCCGGTGTCACCGTTGACAAAGTATGCCACCGGCAGTGCCGCCATCACCGGCATACGCTGTTGCTGTGCACTCATGTTCACTCGCCGGAAGAGTGACAGTGCGGCCGACTGTTCGGTTGCCCGCTTGATGATGTCCGGCGCCACATCCTCAGGAATAAGCGCCGCTGCGTCCGAGCGGGAGATGATGTTACTGAACGACATTTGTGTGGGTACCCTCCGAGTGAAGGGCGAGGCACCCGGCGCGGTGTCAGTGCATCGCGCTAGCTGCTACCCGTTGCGACCGGCTGCCTCGCGTATTAGACTGTTCATATCCACACGTCGAGTGCCGCTTGCAGCGCCACCGCGGCCGACACCGATTGTGGCGGTGCGACCGCCACTGCCTATCTCTTCACTGAGTGACTTGGCATCGGCACGCAGTTCACGTGCATTGTTGCCCTGCAACCGCTTTGCCACACTGGCCGGTAGTTCAAACTCCGCGGCGACCTGTGCCTTCAATGTGTCAAGGTCACGCTTTTGAAGTTCACCCTCCAACTCGGTGACACGTGCAGATGACTTGGCAAGTTCGTCTGTGGCACGTTTGAGCGCACCGACGGCACGCTCTACCTCAGACTTACCGGCATCTTCCAGTTCAGTAACTCGGTCACGTAACTGTGCGGCACGCCGCTCGGCCTCACGCCTCGCGTCACGTTCCTTTGTGATTGCACTTGTCAGTGCCTCATCCTGAGTGGATGACGTGTCGGGTGTGTTACCACCCTTGCCTTCACCCGTTGGTGTCACACCGTCAGGGTTACTCCCGGCAGGCTTCGCGCTCGCGCCGGGCTCGGGCTCCGGGGGTGTCACACCGCCCGTTGCAGTTTCATCGTTCACTTACTAGCTCCCTTAGTGGGTGGTACGTTTGGTGTCGGTGGTGTCGGAACATTAGGAGGTGCACTCTCGTCCAACTCTTCACCTGTCTGCATTTGTTCCAATTGCTGTGGCGTGGCCGGTATGACCATGTTCGCCTTGACAGTGACCGGAGGCTCCGGGTCACCCTCTTTCATCCACCGTTCAATCTGTTGTGGCGAGGCGCCGGTGAACTCCCACAGCGCCGGACGTGGCACACCGATACTGGCGAGCTTCACCGCGGCGTCCACCGTTTCACCGACAATCCGAGACTCGGGATTGGCCCATATCACCTCGGCCTCTATCAGTTCACTCTTCGCACTGTCACCCTCCACCGCGAAGGCGAGCCGCATTGCCTCTTCCCACCCTTCCCCGAAACTGAGCATCTTGCGCCGCACCTTTGCCACGAGCCCTGTCTCTGTGGCTTTCAGTGACTCACCACTTGGGAAACTCCCCATGGCCCCGAGTAGGTAATGTGGCGGTGTGCGTGTCTGTGCCGCTATGTGCTGAATCAGCATCTCGATTGCCCGCACATAGGTGGTCAGGTCTGACACTTGGAAGTTACCAAACTTGGCATTCTCTTTCTCGACACCCCACACTCGGTTGGCGCCACCGAGGTAATCGGGTGCCATCTTCTCACCGGTCGCCGGATTGATCGGTAATTCAATCCCGGTGGCCCACCGCTGCGGATAGGCCGCGAACTCGGAGGCCACAATCATGTCACCGCAAAGTTTGTTCACTGCATTCTGTAGCGGGATGACACGCAAGATGTCACTGCGCCCGAGCCGGTTACTCAGTGTCGGCATGTTGGGCAGCGGGATGAGTGGCACTACTCCGAGCGGGTTACTACCTGCACCAATCTCTTCCACCCACTCGGCATACTCACTGTCCTTTGACCACCACGTCACACTGTCGGGTGTGTACACCTCGGCATGTTCCACTCCCCACTCGTCTGTCCAGTTACGCAAACCGGCGAGTCTCTGTTTGCCCGCGGCCGGGTCCACTGCCACTATCGCCTTGTCGGCGGGCTCTATCTGTATGGTCGCCTTGCCACCGTCACCGGGGCCCACAAGTGCATAGACACAACCGAGCTTG